CAACATTGTCAACAGTAATCTTTGCAGTAATTGTTGCAGTACCAACTGCCACACCTGTTACAACTCCATCTTCAACAGAAGCCTTTGTATCATCACTTGAAGTCCATACAACTGTTGCATCCTGTGGTGTTGGATATGCCCTTAATCTGCTTGTTGCATCAACCTTAATCTTTAATGAAGATTTGCTCAAGTTGATATTTGGCTCAATTTCTTCTTCATCTGCATCGATTGAATAAAAGACCATAGGTACTTCATTCTGATTATCAAGCGCAACGTGTCCCATAATATCAAGTGTTAACTGTCCTTTGCCATTCTTTGTTGTTTGAATGCTAAAGCCACCTGTTGATAGAGCGTTCTTAATTTGGATAGCAACGAAACCGCCATTAGCCTTATCGCCTACCCACCATAGGTCGCTAAAGTCTGTCTGCGCTAAATCTCGTCTAGGTACAATCTTTGTTCCATCAACAATATCAGCTGCGCCTAATTGCATCTTAATAAGTTCTGGACTTGTGCCAAGTGCAGTTGTTGATACTCTACACTCCCAACTATCAAGATGCTTAAATTCCTTAACATTGGCTGGTGCGTTATCTACATCTTCCGCAAAATCACTATATGTAGGTACGCAAGATGGATTGACACCACCTGTTGTTGCGCATAGAATATCCGCATCTGTAAAGCCTGTCTGTCCTTCTGCTGCTTCTGTAATGTCAAATTGCTTTAACAATACACCAGCATCAAGCTGTAATGCGTCAAATGCATTCTGTGGAAGTACAGTATATCTTCCCATAATCATTTCCTCCTTAATTCTCTGTTAAAAACTCTGCTTGTATCTGCAAGTAATAAGCTCTTACCATATCATCTTCACTTGGTATTCGTTGAGCAAATGTGTTGCCCCTACACAACCAAGCATAACCATCATCAAGCTTAATTACTTTACCGCCTACGCCTATGGCTTCGGCTATCTCGTTCTTTTTTATCGTTATATCACGCCAACTACTCGACCTATACCAAATTGTAGCAGTCATACCGACTATATCATCGAGGCTACCTGTTGCCACGCTATATGTTATATAAGGCATTACTGCATTATCTGGTACTGATGTTTCATCATAAGCAGGTAGACCGAAACTAGACCAAAACTGCTGCAATGATTGTTCCTTATCCATTATCTAGCCTCCACTCTTCCGCCGATACTTGTCGCATATTAAGGTTAGCACTTGTAGGCGTGTGCTTATCATCGCCATCGCTTGTAACTCTGAATATCTTGTTATCACTTTTGCGCTTGAATACATCGTGATATTGTAAGTTAATAGCCTTGTTAGTAGTTATAGTATATAAGGCGGTTACGCCTTGTTTTTCACCAATTTTAGCTTCCATACTTGAATCTAGAGTAATAGCACATTGAAATTCTGCACCATCTACCCATTCAGTTATAGTTCCACCATATCCATCAGCAGTTGTGCGCTTATCAATCATTATGCAGTTTTCCATATAATCGTCTAGTAGCGACATTCTGCCTTCCTCCACGCATTTAATCTGCTTGCAAAGTGACTTTGCCAAGTTAATTCATTGTTGCCATCGCTTTGACCGCCATTTTTTAGGCTGTACGAATAGCCCCCGAAACTTTCAGACTGATATGGGGTACTTAAGGCCACGCTATTATCAACAATCCATTGATTTATCTCTTCTGATAAAGCTATCACTTGATTTGGTACTGCCATCGCCCATATAGCACCTTCAAAAGTTTCATCTTTTAGGTCGAGTATTTCACCATATTTGTAAACACCATCGTTAAATAACGAGCCTACAATCCTAAAATATTGACCTTCTTGCAGAGGTAAATCAATATTTCCATCAACTATTGTAAAATTGTCAAATATTTTATCAACAACGAAATAATTATTGATTTCTCTGCAAATTTGGTCAATCATCATTACTTATCCTTTTTCTTTGTATCTTTAGTCTTGTTTGCGCTCTTTTTTACTGAAGGTTTACTTTCAGTTTTTCCATTTCCTACTATAACAGACATCTTAATCCTCCTCATTAAGCACTAATTCGCTTAAGTCGTAGTAATCGGTTAATCTGCCGACACCTGACTTCTCCTGACGAACAACTAACTTCTGTACATCCTTATCAGTAACCTTGAATACACCGTTCTTGTCTGAATCAAGAGTAACAAGTCCTGAACTTACAGACGGCGACATTCCGACCTTTACATCTGCATAGGTTAATCCTGTACTGAAATTATCGAACTTAAGTGCTAAGAAGTATCCTTCGCCCCAATCGGTTACAAGCTGTCCGCTTGTCAACTTATTGAGTGTTCCTGTTATTTTCTTTCCTGATACTGAGACATTGCTTTGCATCTGCGAAGCTGTTGTGCCCCAGAAATCTGTGCTACCATCCTCAGGACTAACGGTAGCACTAGTCATTCCCCCAGGTTAATTGTTCCTTTCACAACGCCTGCTGCATACTCTACGAATAACTGAATACCACTCATTACAAGTGATTCAATTTGCGCTCTTTCTTCGTTCTGATAGCCCGACTTGATACCTACATATCCTGTTTCATCTGCAGTTAAATCAAACGCATTTGCTATATCGCCATTCATTGTGAGATAGTATAATACTAAATTCTCTTTTGCAGTTGCTACAAATGTTCCTTGTGTAACTTGTGAAGCCATAATAACTGTTCCAAGACCAAGAAAATCTTCAATATAATTCATACCGAAAACAGTCTGTGTTGAAATCTGCGCTGTTTTAAGATATTCTGAAATATCAAGCGGATTTACAAAATAAACCGCCTCTGCTGTATCATCTTCAAAAGCTACTTGTAACTTGCCCCAAGCATCAGCAAGCGCAGCCTGTAAGCCTGTTCCAGAAGCTGAAATAGAGCCTGTAATATTTCCATTAACAAGTGTGAAGAAATCTGTACGGATTCCCTTCTGTGCCTTCTTAAGTAATGCACTATCTGTGTCATTAACTGCCGCATCATATCCACTCTTCTTGATAGCCTCTGCAGTAACAGCTTTACGCCATTTCTTAAGAGTAATTTCTCCAACTGCAGTTTTTGTTGTTTCAAACTGTGATAATGGAATAACTTCGCCTTCTGCTACATTACCACTCTGAAGTGTACCTACTGTCTTGTATAGGTACATTGTTGTACCTTCCATCATTGGAATCTTTCTTGTTACACCAAGTACCTCTAATAGCTTTTCCAAACTTTCGTGTGTAAATCTTTCAGTAAAATCAACCTCACGAACTTTGCGCATCTGCGCTGTTGTAATTGCATTTTCCTGTGCCATAATATCTTCCTCCGTTTAGAATCCAAATAACTCGTGATTTTCGGCAATCGCTTGTTGTCTTTCTTTCGTGTCCTTAATTGCCATAATCTCTTCTTTTGTCTTTGTTCCACCGCCATTGTTAGCTGGTGGAGTTGCTACCTTAACACCTTTCTTCTCGATAACAGGAATGAAATCGCTCCACTCGTTCTTAATTGATTCTGTTACCTTGTCTGCATCAACAATCTTGTTATCATCGTCAAAATCAATCGTGGATAAATCCGTTACCTTCATTATCGAATCAATACGCTTTTCAGATACGCCTACTTCCTTTAGCAAAGACCTATACGCCTTTGACTTTGTGGCCTGTACTTCCTTACCCTTGACATCTGACTTGTATTCATCAAATTCTGCCTTTAACTTGTCATACTTTTTCTGCAGTTCGTCTGTCCTGTCATTTTTTACAGCCTCTTTTAACTTTTCAAGTTCGGCTGTTACCTCTGGCAGTTTCTTTGCATCTGCTTTGTACTTTTCAAGTTCATCCTTAAGGCCATCAACTGTTTCAGCGTGTCCTTTAATAATTTCTTCGACTTTATCAGCTTCAATTCCTAGAGCCGATAGCCAATTTCGTGTTAAGCTCATTCCTAAATCCTCCGTTTCTTTGGTGACATTCCCTCGCCATTAGAATTTATCGCTAACTTTATTATATCAAGATTTTATAACTTGTCAACCAAAAAGAAGGCCACTCTATGGGGGAGAGCAACCTTCTTTGTTGAAAGGAGTTTCAAGATATGAAACCAAAATTATATTAACATTAAATTATAGACTTTTCAAATGTTTTTCTGCTATGTTCTGATATGAGCCTGTGTTTTCTGTGATAGCATCACGCATAAAATGTGCCTTGCCGACCTTGTGCGTGGCGTTATCGTTGGCTTCTACAATAGGTGCATATTCCACATTTGTTCCCACAACTGTTGCACCTTCGCTAACATCTGTTTCGTATGTGATACTTGCCCTTAATCTGCCTGTATCATAAGGGCAGTTGGCTGTTGCAAAGTCTTGTGCTACAATGCCCCACTCGTTAAGCAGCCTGCCAATAGCTTCATTAAGTTTAGATTCAATTTCTGCCTTGTGGCTTGTAAAGGTAAAGTTAGCCATTACTTTCTCCTTTCCTTCCACTCGTCATAATCAAGTTCACTAATTCTATCATCCAAAAAATCTTCTTTGTTGAAACCAAAAGGAACAGCTATCATTGTGCATCTGCAATTATAAACAGTTTCTGGTGCAGCAGAAGGGTCTGCTGGATATTCTAGCTCGTTACCATCCATATCTACAAACTTTTCATCTAGTGCTACTTCTTGTCCGTCAAGGTCAATGTGCGCTTGCCTTGTTCTATCGTCTATACTAGCAACCCACACTTTTTTTATATCAATGCCCATATCACTTACACGCTCATAGGCCTGCAATCTTCCAGAGTTTTCTGCCCTTGTGGTCATTGTCCTTGCATTTCGAATACTGCTGCTAATATTCATATCAGTTACACGCCTTAATCTTTTGGCTATGTTATCAATGCTATCGCCTTGCAGTATGCCCTGTGTCAATGCAGAATTAACTTTTTTCATATTCCATCTTTCAGCCTTTTTTATAACTCTGCTAGGCTTTGGCAATAGTTGTGGATTGTCTGTTAGTAACTCTTTTACTGTGTCTTTGTTATATAGGGTAAAATTAGTATTTATGCCACTTGCCGATTCAAGTTCAAAAGTTCCATAATTAAAGTTGTTAGCATATACATACTCCATCTGCTCGCCTGTCATATCGGCTGTTACTTGCGCTATGTTAGCATAGTCTCTTGATATGGCCTTAACTGTATTATTCCAATTATCGCCGCCAATCATCTTTGACTTGCGCCACTCCAAGTATTCATCCCTTGTTATTTGGCCTGCATCAACCTTGCCGAACATCTTTTTATCAGCCTCTTCAAACTTTGCAAAGTAATCATTAGCCTTTTTCTTGATGCTCCTGTATGCAGTATTGTATTCCTTAACAATGCGCCTTGCTAACTTGTCTAAATCTCTATCGGCTTGCTTATGCCCTATATCCATTATTCATCCTCTGTTGTGCCTTCCTCGTTGTAAATGCCATAACTATCTGCATCCATCTGCTCTAATATCGCTTGCGCTTGGTCTGAATCACCGAAGATGTCAAGTATTTTCTTTGTAACATAATCTTCTGACAAATAAGGTGCGGCTTGTATTACTACCCCTATATCTTCTGCAACATTTATCATTTTGCTACGAGTAAATGTAACATTATCTTCAATGCCTGCTAATTCCATAATGCCATTGATAAAGGCCTTTATTTGATATTCATAATCATCGCACTTATCATCTAAAGGCTCATAGTTAGCCTTAATCTGCGTTGCAGTATTTGAGCCTCCCACAATGCTCTTTGTGTCAAGTGCCATAGCATCTTCATATAAATCAGCTCTTAATCTGTCAAGCAAGGCTTCTCTGCTTTGATATGGTGCTTCTATTGAATGTGGCTCTGCTTTTACATTATCATCCGTTGTGGCTGCGTGTAATACCTTGATACGCTCGACAAACTTTGCAAGGTCTATATCATCCATACCGCCTGCATTGTTCAAAGTCCAATAAATCAAACTTGCTTCATCAACTGTATTTGCAAATCCGCTCTTGATTAAATCGTAACAGTCTATCTGTTCCCTTAACCCTACTAACTCTGATTGATGATTTTCATTACCCCATAATGGTACAATAGGGAATGTAGGATAATTAGTTCCGTCAATAATCTCGATGCCATCGGCCTTGCTTGTGGCCACCTCAACTGCGTATGTACTTTTATCTTGTAGCACTTGCCCTATTTCTTCATATCTGCCATCTGTTTCCGTCTTGCGCCTGTTCCAAATGTATTCTGTGTAGCCATCTTCCTCATATAACGTGGCTCTTAAAGGTTTACTATCATCTATCTGCCAAAATCTTATACCAGCTCTTAATGCGCCTGTATTCTCGTCATATAAAGGCGCAAACTCTGTGAGCCTAAATACTTCTATATGGTCAAAATTCCAAAAGCCAAAAGCCAACCCATCAACAAGCGCATACTTACCAGCCTTTTGAATTTGAATGTCAAAGTCCTTGCCTAGTTGCTCTTTTGTGCCTTCATTCTCGAATGTTGTACCATTGCCTAATAAATATTGATTTTCTTGTGTAATAAATCTGTAAAAGAATTTGCTAGGCAATTTGTAGTTTGCAGAATAGTTATCTGGCACCGCCTTGCCTGTTATCGTATATAATAACTTTTGGTAGTTAGTTATGGTTGTATTTTTGTGCTTGTAATACTCTTGTGCTATCTTGGCTGTATAATATCCATTGGTGCTTTTGTGTTCGCCAATAACCTCACGCACAAATTCCATCCGTCTTTGCTCGTTATCGCCTACAAGTAACAAATCTTGAAATGTTTTAATGGTAATCACTCCTCCCTACATCATATATATTGGTTTATACTCATCGTTTCCCTTTTTATATATCAGCCGCGCCAAGCAAGCTGCATTATCTGGTGCATCATCGTGTTCTGCATCTTCAAAGTAATCGCATATTTGTTCAATGTATTCTTTGTCCGTACCTTCAACAAATATCAAGTCCTTCCATATCGCTTTTAGATATGTGACTATCTTAATGTATTTATTTTCCTTTTCTGCGTATAGTATAACTTTTGCGCCGAGTTTTCGCAAGTCTCTAGCCACAAAACCCTTATCCGCATTGCTCTCATTGTAAATCTTGTGGCAGCAGTATTTCTCATAATCATCCAATATATCTGAATAACACTCGTCAACGCTCTTGCGCCTCATACGCCCATACAGGTAGTATTTATTATCGTGCTTTGCCATAATACCCCACGCTGTGTAATCTTCGCCATAAAAGGCTGAATCAATGTGCATAGTGCCATTCATAATTGTATCAACGGGCGCATCCGTTTGTGGATTTGTAAATATAACATCTTCGCTTGCTATGATGCGCAATTCATAGTTACAAGCAAATAGCGATGGTATCATACTATCCTTTATTTGTTCCAACTTTTCTTCTGATATAAGACCTGTACTGTAACAGTCGCATATATCAATATTATCTATTAACGAGAAAACATCGTCTGCGTGCCATTTTGTGCCTGTGTTAATTATCCTACCGCCACGATTTCTAATATTCTGCAACTCTTGATACTGCAGTTTAGTTCGGTCACGCTCTGCCTTGCTTATCCTGTCTGATATGTTACATATATCATCTGTTATTACTATATCAGCGTGCTTACCTGTTATTGATGATTTAATACCTATTCCAAGTAGCTGTGACGAGCCACTAGCTGACCTATAAAGGTTTGTTGTTATCTCGCTGGCAGATACTTTGTCTAATGTAATTACTTTGCCATATAGGGCAAATACAAGCCTTCTAAAGGTATCTGATTCAAGAGCCTTCCTAACCATCCTTATCATTTCTGCTACATCGTTATCAGCCTTGCGCAAAAAGATAATGTTCTTATTAGGATATACTATCATCATCAGCGCAATACATACAGATAGTACAGATGATTTATAACTTCCTCTGTGAGCCAATAGCGTATAATCTTCATCATCCGTCAATATATGCTTCATCCATTCGTTGTGTGGATATTTGCGAACATCAGAAAACCCCACATCCTGTGCTACAAGATATGGGTAGTTCTTAATTATATCTATTGTTTGTTCAATCGTCTGCTTGTTCATTCTTCCTTGCCATCAGCTCTTCCACATACTTTATGGATTGTTCGTATTCCATATCAATATTAACCTGTTCGACCTTTTCAACAGGCTTTTGGCCGCTTGTATCACGCACAACCTCAAATGCTTTTGTATCGCCTTTCAATGCCTTTTCCATCTGCTTTAGTGCAATAGCTTCTGCACCTGTTAGCTCTTGGCCATTCTTGCCCTTGTAGCTTTTTTCAAGCAAGGCCTCCATTGCTAATCTAATATCACGCTTTTTTCGCCTAGCCTCGCCAGATGCCTTGCCACCTTTTCTTCCCAACTCTCTTGCTTCTTCCTTGCTTCGCTTTGTTGTAGGTATAAGGTTTTCAGCCTTGCCTTTCCTTGTGGTTTTCTTTTTGGTATTTTCCTTTTTATCGTCTTTATCTGTTTTCCCCATAACTCATTAAATCCTTTCCGCCTTTTCTCCTGTGAAATCTTCCCACCTTTGCAAAATCACATCGCAATAGTGTTCGTCTAATTCACAAATGCAACATCTTCTTTTTAATTGCTCACACGCCATTAGTGTAGTGCCACTTCCTCCGAATGATTCAAGTACATAATCATCTTCGTCAGTAAATGCTATTATGTACTCTGCTGGTAGATGTACAGGAAATGTCGCTGGATGCTTACTGCTTATCTTTCCGCTTTCGCTCCATTGCTCTGTAACTGAATCAATTGAATCCTTATCCTCTAACTTTACAACCAATTCCATTTTCTTGAATGCATTGCTCGTAACGCCTCTACTTGATTCCTTGAACGAGCCATCTTTCTGACGGACCTTTCGTCTTCTTCCATCTGCGTATATGCTAGATTTTCTTTTCTCCCAAGTTAGATTTAATTCTTTTGCCTCTTTTCCAAATACAAAAATCCATTCGTGCCTTATTGGAACAAACGCTTTCTGCTGCCCTATTGAGCCACATCTTAACTTATCCCATACATTCCACGCAAGTAATTTTAAGCCATTATCCTTTGCCTTCTGAATGTATTTATCCCAATATTGTACTATTTCACCATCTTTTCTTTGAATCCCTAGATTGACCGCCATATATGACGCATAATGTTGAGATGCTGTAATAAATTCGCTAATGTTATCAACTGATAAATCCTTGTCTCCATTGTAATCTCTCATGTCAGAATATGGAGGCGATGTAAAAAGTAATTCTGCCTTATTTCCATCCATTAACTTGCCAATAACATTAACATCTGTACTATCTCCACAGATTAACCTATGATTTCCTAATTTCCAAACATCCCCTAATTTGCATCTTTCTTCAACATCGTCTGGAATCTCATCTTCTTCGACCTCAACAGATTTATCCTCATCATCTTCAATGTCGAATCCAAACTCTGACATATCTATATCTATTATACCATCTAATTCAAAATTTAACAATTCAGCATCCCATTCTGCAAACTCGCCTGTCTTGTTATCTGCCAACCTGTAAGCCTTTACCTGTTCATCTGTCAAATCGTCTGCAACTAATACAGGCACTTCGCTCATTTTTAGCTTTTTAGCCGCCTTTAAGCGTGTATGCCCTACAATAACAATATTGTCCTTATCTACCACAATAGGCTGCTTAAAACCAAATTCACGCAAAGATGCAGCCACTTTATCAACTGCATCCTCATTATCTCTTGGATTGTTTTCATAGGGTATTATGTCATTTACTGACATCGTCTTAATATCGTTCATATTATCCTCCTTACTATTCTTGCATCCTTGCTAACTGCCTTTTTATCTTTTGCTCCATAATCTGCTTTACTTCATTCTTGCTACTTGTTAAATACATCATCTGCTCTATCATAATTTGTACATCAGCCAATTCCTCTATGATGTTATCTAGGTTTTTCTTGCTGTATTCTCTGTGCATTTTTGATAAAGCAACAGTAAGCTCTGCCATTTCTTCTATTGTCTGCCTTGATTGACTAGCAAAGCCATAATGCAAGGCTATTTTTTCAATATTCGTCATTGTATTACCTCATTATCTGGAAATCTAATTTTTGTTACTGCCATTGGAAATTCTTCTATTTCAGAAGCCCATATAGGTGTTGCTCCTTATATTCTGATGTGCTTGTCGCTATGTTCGTTTACCCACTCGATAGCTTGTCGCATTGTATAGCCTGAATTAGTCGCCTTGTCGAGTAAGGCATACATACCAGGATGTGTTTCTTTTAGTTTTAGGAATCTGTCGTCGTTGCCTAAGTGCGCTCCAAAACCACATAGCACACAACCTGTTCTCTCGCATCCAGTACAGTGTAGTTCTTGGCTTTGAAGTGCAAACAGTTCCATACCTTCATAGTCAGATATTTGCATCTGTCCTGTTTCCTCGTCGTCTGATACCACTTCGCCATATACAGAACATATAGGTAAGTTTCTATCCTTGATGTACCTTAAGACGTCTTGTTCCGTCCAAAAACTCATAGGCTTACTATGAGGATGCGTGGCATTAAAAGCGTTGCAGCCTTCTTGCAACCATTTCTGAGTTCTTAGTATCCCCTCTGTAGCCATTGTTGCTATAATAGGCTTTCTTCCTGTTTGTCTTTCGTATGTATGAGCAGGAGCTTTTTTCATAACGTCGCAACATTTGTCAGATATTTCAAATGGTGCATCTAAGAAAAATGCATATTGTGTCTGATTAAAATAACTCGGACTACCATCTTTGTTCTTAAGTTCTCCCCTTAATCTCTTAAGTCTGTAGTTAGGGATATTTCCCTTCATCAAGTCCTGATACGTCTCGTTGTTTTTGTCTTTTCTCCTGTCTATTCCTGTCAAGTCCGCCATGTAACAAGCATAGGGTATCGTCTGTCTGTCTGTCTGTCTGTCTGTCTGTCAAGACGCTTTCTCTTCTTTGAACTTCTGTCAAGTATTTTCTCGCACCATATACACAATTAGATGTTTCTTTGCTTATCAACGGAAAACCATATTTGCTGCACACCTCAAAGAAGTTAGTTTTAGGTTTCACTATATCCACATTGTCAAAGGTCTTAACAAACTTTCTTAACTCAGGGTATTGTGTAGGAACATCTACAAACATAGCCTTGACGTTCTTGTAACCGAACTCGTTTCGTACTAAGTCAAGTAGTACAGTGCTGTCCTTACCACCTGAGAAGCTGACATATACTTTGTCTTCTCCATATTCGTGAATCCACGCTCTTACTCTTGTTCGTGTTAAGCGAATTTTCAAATCGAGAGGTAGGGCTTGTTTTTCTCTTAATTCATCTAATGTATGGCTCATTTAATATTCCTTTCTTTGTATATCGTTTCTTATCAGTTCCTTAATGTACCCCTGCTTGTTAGGTACTGCTGCCAGTTTGCTTAATATATCTGCATCTGTATTATTGTTAAGTTTCATCTTAACTTGCGTTGTATTAAGCATATCATATTTTGCCTTCGCTCTCTTCTGCGCTTCTGATGTCATTATACCACCCCCCTATACAACAATAACTTTGTAATTGTATTCTTTAATTAGTTCTTTTGCGTGAGCCTCGTCATATTGCGCACACCATTTGCGCCCAAATTGTTCCATCATCTTTGCACGAGCTTCTTCAAAAGTTCCCTCGATACATACAAGATATTCTTTCAAAAGACATCCTACACCAAAACTAAAATACCATTTTTCCATATTTACACCCCCTTTTTATAATATAAACCCTGTATCATATCCACACATATTAGGCCTTGATACTTCTGCCATATCATCAGCTTTAATTATACAGAAATCTCCACAGTTGATTATTCCGGTTTTTTCAAAATATGCTACCGCTTTATCATAAAAATCGCTTATTTCCTTATCCATTATTTGTTCATCTAATGAATTACCCACACCATAATTTTCTATGGCATCCGTTACCACCTCATCATTGATAGCAGTATATACATCCTGTTCGTATATTTCCTTTATTGGTCTTGACACCCTAACACATTGTGCATAAACTTTGTAATATTTCATATCTGATACCTCCTTAAAATTCTTCGTATGCTTGCCCCATCATTTCGCATACCCTGTCTAGTTGCTCGTGGTCAATTTCCCCTTTATCGTCAATAATTTCTGTATTCTGCAAAAAATCAACTACCTCATATATCATCTTCTTAAATTCTGTTATTTCCCTGTCTGATACCTCATATTCTGCCTCTTCGTTGTAATGCTCCTGTACTACATCCATACAGGCGTTAAGCTCTGCCCTTGTCCCTTCAAATCTGCAATAACTCATATACATAATTTATACCCCCTTTATTGTGGAGGAAGGCTTATGCCTCCCTCTTTAATTTACTTGCCAACTCGTTTGCACATTTAATACTGCATATAGGCTCGTTGTGTCCTCTTTTTTCGTTCTCTTCCTTGTGCCATACTGTGTATGGGTGCTGTTTCCAACCCTCTTGTAATTTATTACAATTAACGCAAGGACAATTCCCACTCTGCTTGTTCTTGATTTCGATTGTCATAATTCCCTCCTATTCTGGAAGGGCTTTGTTGCCCTTCCTATTCTTTGATTGTTATGCTGATAACATAGGACACATTGAATATCTGCCAAGTGGAAAAATTGTCTCTGTGTTCCTATATTCAGAATACTTTTTGTTTATTCTGCAAGTCTTTGTCTCTTTTCCGTCTGTTATTGTGATTGTGGCATTTGTTCTTTTGATTACTTTGTAAGTCCATACACAATCGTGGTCACAGGCACTTCTCATTGAATAAGTTTTGTTAATTTCAAATTTTTTCATATCTTTGTCCTCCTTATTTGGTGCTTTCCTTAACTTCTGATATAATTGTACACCCATAATAGACAAAAGTCAACACTTTTTTACAAAAAATTTAATTTTTTTCAGATGCGTTATTTTTAACAATCTGCTTGGTATGATGCCTGCAAAATATTCCGTTAATCTTTGGATTGTCAAAAGTCTTTTCGCAATTCCTTCCGCATCTAAATACTTTGCCATCGTAATTAAATTTTAGCCTTGCGCAATTATTACAATTATTCATTACAAAAAACCTCCAGCAACTTTAATTGTTTATCTTTTTGCCCTATAATCTTCTGCTGCACTTCTATTAACTCTGATTGTTTATCTATCAGTTTTTCTTGCGTGATAGTCCTATCCGTAAGTTGTGTTATCATTTCCGATTGTTTATCTATAATTAGATTTTGATAATCAATAATTTCATCTTGTTTTTTACTCATAATTACCCCCTAGTCACAGCTACTTCCTATCTCGTAACTCAACATATACTTGTCGCCATCTTTGTAAACTCGTGGCATATACAAGCCATAACCTACGAGTATGCTCGCATCAAACATTCTGTCCTTTTGCTCTTCTGTTAAAAATCCATTGTTCTTTTTTGCAATTTCATAATCTTCCTTGCTGATTTCTCTTTTCTGCATTGTCTCATTTGTCTCTCCTTTCAAATTCTAACTAGATAACCTAATCTTTCTTCGAGTGCCTTTTCGTCTTCGCCCTTTTCGTTTTTATTACAATTAGGGCATATTGCGTTTGGCATAACATTATTGTAAAAATTTCCGTCTGCATAACCCCAAGCCTCGTATGTGTGACCACATTTAGTACATTCAAAAATCGCCTTAAAATCGTTTCTTCCGTTGGTATATGTATATTCCTTTATCTTCATTCCTTATCCTCACTTTCTGCCTTGTATGGCTGTGGCAATGGCATCCACGCTATTACATCATTATAGGGATAAGTGTTACCATCTACCGAATCTAACCCGTACCAATAGTGTCTATCAACGACATAAAATCCGTCAGAATCATCTTCTTCGTCTGTCAACTCGTCTTTGTTAAATGTTGCTACTGCGTATTCATTAGCAAACCATATAAGGCATTTTTCAGACTCGTACCACTTATATTCCCCTTCGCCAACGTATTTAGTTGTTTCGGGCAATCTCTCACTAACAGGTATCCATCTAGGCTCTTGCTCTAGTGCTTTGATTGCCATATCAAGTGCTTCGATTAGTTCATCATCACATACTCGTCTATCAATATTTGCTAATATGAAACTTGCTTCTTTATTTGTCATACTACCTAACCCCCTTTGTCTGTAACACATACCCATTAGGTATGCTTTCAGCTGACTTTACAGCATCATCTAACTTGTCATAAGTTCCCCAAAACCAAAACTCGTGGTCTGTTGCCCTTACAACTGTGTACCTGTCTAGTTCATAGGGGATGTTGTTTATAAACGCCTTGCATTTTACATCTTTATTTTTTCCCATTTTGTTCCTCCTTCCACAAGTCATATATCATTTTGACAATTACTCCGATTACTTCGGATTCCATTACTACTCGACCGCCTTGTTCAGCTCTTTTAATAAAATCCTCAATCAATTTTCTCTCTTGTTCCGTCATCCTCTGCCTCCTTACTTTCTGCTTCTATTATTGTTAATGAATTTTCAACAACCTTTTCAATTTGGTTTCCGTTCTTAACAATAGTATATAATTCTTCACCGTCTTCAAGATAATACACATTATCATTTTTTATGTGTTTATATAATTCTTCTGGTATCTTAATCACTATCTGCATCTTATACCTCCATCTTTGTGCCTATGTCAAACCACTTTCTGACCTTAATTTTATCCATTGTAAATGGTATCTGTTCATCCTCTCAACATCTTCATCGGTCCAGTTAAATTTCTCTTTTAATTCTTCGGTGCTTTCGTCCCAACCAAATATTATTCCATATATCCAAGCTGAACGCCTATCTTCCGACCAATCACGAACATCAAAAGCGATAGTCCGTTCTATACTTCCTAAACAATTATCATCTATAACAGGCATACCAAACATTCCATCTGTATTACTATCACTCATTCTTTTACCTCCTTATCTATGTAAAAACGCCCTTGCTATGTAAGCTATTTTGTGGTTATTTTGAGGAGAATTATAATTATGGATGCAAGGGCGTAATTACCTACTTTTCTTTTTCGCTTATATCCTTTACCAACTGCTGCAAATGTAGTAAATCTTTTTCAATTTTCTTGTAGCTTTCATCATCTAACTTAACAGATATTCTCGCTATAATCAATCCTAGTGCAAACGCTATATCTTCATTCATATCTTCTTCAACCTCTACTTTGATGTAATTGCCATATCCTTTGTGTTTGTATTGCCACGCTGAACGCTTAACAGTACCTATTGACACATTTCTTTTTTCAGCTAGTTCTTTTGCAGTATCGCAAACATAAATAGGTAGTTCGTATTTATCAGGCGTTACATACAGCCATAAATATTTCTTTTTCATTCTGCTTCACTCTTCCATTTTCCTTTCTTTAGCCATCGTTCATATACTGAATAAGGTCTACATCTGATATGCCCTTTGAACAGATAAAGATTATACCATTTTTCAATATATCCATATTCTGCGTGAAAATCCTTAATTGTATTATTGGCTAAGTCGTGCCACATAAAATGCGGGCAAAATACTTCATTCTTCCAAGATGGGATATATATTATTCGTATCTGCTTACCCCATTTAATCTTGGCTTTTATTGCCTCGAACAAACAATTAGAGTAGTATTCTTGCTTCATATTATCCCCCTATCAGTCTTTCAAGTTGTTCATTCGTGTAACTGCGTCCACTAAAGTTATTAAATTTGTTACTTTTAGGCTTTTCTGTATCATTTTTCAATTCAAACAATCCCTTCCAACTATTCATTACAGATTGTTCAAGTATTGCTATTGCCTTTTCATTATTGTCATCAGATAGTTTATATAATTTATTTTTAGCCAACTCAATAGCCCTATCCGTCATAGGTGCTTTTATCTTTTTACGCATATCAACATAATCAGTAAAGGCTTTGTTAAGGTCTGCATCTTCGGGGTAATATATTACTTTATTAACTTTAGTCTTTAACTTAATACTATTATTAGTATTAGTAATAGTAATAGTATTAGTTGTATCGGTAGGGTATTGATACCCTATCGATACCCTATCACTAGCGTTAAATAACTCAATAAGAAACTCCTTAAAATGTAGGCTTTTAATATTTTCAATCTGTTTTGATACAGTCGTTCTGTATTTTTCTGATGAAGTCCAATTATTCTTGCCCCAATTTACAATCAATATTTCCTTTGTGTTGTAGTCATAATCTATAATCTTATGCACTTGAATAAATCTATTGATTAACCGCCCAACAACATCTTTGGTATATCCTAACTCATTAGACGCTTGCATTAAACTTAATTCGTAACACCCTGCAAGATTAGTATGTGGATTTGTCAAAAGGTACAAATAAAAGTATTTATCTTCTGGCGTAAAATCATCAACAACTTTTGTATCAGTCCAAAATGCCATCGCTATCGTTCTGTAATAAGCCATTTTCTTTCCTTTTACTCCTTTTTTTATAAAAAAATAGCTTGTATAAAAGGAAGTGCAGTTCCAATTACACAAGCTGTGTTAGCTGAATATGAGGTTTTTCATCGCTGAATCCTGCACAATTCAGCTAACCTATTTTTTAGGCATCCCTACCTACCTATTATTGTAACAAATAACAGATAGAATTGCAACTAGAAAATCATTTCCTCCTGCCCTATATTGCACAAATATCTTTCTAGGCTACGGATTTTCTTTTCTAGTTTTCTTGCCCTTGATTTCTCGCTTATTATGTAGCGTTTAATACTGTCTGTTTCTTCTGTGGTCGGTATAAAATAACCTTTACCATCCATAAGATTTACAATAGGCTTATCCCCTACAATGTTATTCTTTTCTATATAGGCTCTTATGTCACGCCCTTTGTAACCTGTTACGCCTATTAAATAATTAAGTGTTACAGCGTTTTCGTGCCCCTCTGGTATATAATCTAATATATCCATATCAATTCTCCTTTACACAACATCAAATATAGTTATCTGATTATCTTCTGGCAATACACACATTTCTTCTTTTGCCCTTCTATAAAACTCCTTGTTAATTTCAAACCCATAGAAATTGCGATTTAATTCAAGACAAGCTCTGCCTGTGCTCCCACTTCCGAAACAAGGGTCTATCACAACATCGCCCTCGTCTGTAAATGTTTCAATTAGTTTCTTTAACAACTTAACAGGCTTTTGACTAGGATGTATTTTGGGTATATCCTTTCCGTCTTTTTCCCATTGAAACCAATCAAAAACCATATGTCCTGTTCCTCTGATGTTCTTTCCGTTCTCGTCAACTTGTAGCCCATTTCTGAACTTTGGTAACTTATCACGATAGAATAATATAGCGTGTTCTGTTGCTCCTACCACTCGCATATTAGCTTTTAAGACTTGTGGACTATAATTCTTGATAAAATACAAAGGAATATAATTCTTAAATCCTTGCTTTTTAGCTGCTAGAATCAAATCGTGTTGTTGCTCAAAAGAACAGAAAACTATCATACACGGACTATTGCTTGACCTTCCTCGCCCTTGTGGCGTTGTATCTTCTTTTCTCATTAGCCTTGAACAGAAATGAAAATACTCATAGACATTAAAATTATAATCACTTGCAAATGCCGATTTGCCTGCTAGCTTGCTTTCGCCGTTCTTGTTATCCCCCCCCATTGTACCACATCGGATTTGACCCATAAAAATTATTGCCTACGTTGTATGGTATATCTGCAATAATCAACTGCGCCTTTTGTATGGGATAGCACTTCCACCCCTGCATTGAATCATTGTATAATTCACATTTTATTTTATTCTTCATATTTACTCCTTCAACTCTTGCAATTCAACCTCAATTCTCGGATTGTCTTTGTCAACCTCAAATAGACATTCAAAAGAATCTATTTCTTTCCAACCATCATTCTTAATTACACCTTCCTTAACAAGTGCGTCTTGAATAACTTTCATAGCAAAGGCAGCCACATTGTCCTTGTCACGCCTTTTATTTGGCTCAAAAAAGCAATATTTAATCTTTATAGGGGATTTTATCACTAAATCCCCTAAATCCCTTTTAATAGCCTTCTGAACGCTTTTCTGGGCGGTCTGCTTAAAGGCGTTACCCTTGCTAAAACAATGTCCTGCATTTCTTACCATTACTCTATCTGCGTTAATATAATCATTGAGATTAGGCAACTGTCCTTCAATCTTAAACAAATGGCAACATTTCATCACTATATTCCTCACTTACTTGATTAAATCCATCGTCTGTCTGTTTTTCATCGTCTGTCTGTGTATTATTAGCATTTTTGCTCTCGCAAAACTCAACTCTATCAGCTATGATTTGGTCGGAGTAGACTTTCTTGCCATCCTTTTCATAGTTGTTATTCTGTAACTTGCCTTCAACAAGAATTTTCGAGCCTTTATGGATGTAATTCTCTATAAATTGCGCTGTTTTGTCAAAAGAAACTATATTAAAAAAGTCCGTTGGCGCATCCTTATAGTTTCTATTTACTGCAAGACTAAATCTTGCTATTGCCTTGCCATCATTAGTATATCTGATTTCTGGCTCTTTAGTCGCCCTTCCCATCATTATTAGTTTATTCATCTTCTTCCTCCTGTCCTTCTGCTGCGCTAAAAGTTACTTCAATCTTAACATCCTTATAATCAATCTTTTCTCCTTTTCTAATACACGTTTTGGCAAAATCAACCGCCTCAATTAGACTGTCAAAATTGTAATCATTATACTTTACCTCAACTACTACATTAGTTTCAATTTTCTTCATAATAAAACTCCTTTCATAAATAACTTTTAATAAAATGTTCTCTAAACTCTTTGCGTGTATGATTTTCTTCAAACTTGCGCTGTCCTAGTCGCATAAAAGCAACATCTAACTTTCTATCAAGATGCACTTGCCTGTGATGGTCGGGGCATAACCACACCCACAAACCTTCTTTGTCTGCTATATCTCGGCACTTGTGAGATTTGTATATATGATGTTTTTGTACTCTAGGATTTTTACAAATAAAGCACTCCTTTTCATTTTCAATTATTGATTTAGACATAATTTAACTCCTTTATAAGTAAATCCCTTTTTTTTATTGCTTCTTCTAATGTGTCACAAGACGAGTATTCTTTGTGATATATTACAACCCTATACTTATTTGTTCCTTTTCTTTTGTAAATATATTTTTCGCCCGTATTAGTACGTGTAAAGCTTCTTGGATGAGACATATTGTTAATAGAATGATGGATGTTTTCTTTAGTCGTACACCATTCAAGATTATTAGCGTTGTTGTTGCTCCTGTTATAATCTATATGATTAACACAGTTTTTCTTATCAGGGTTTGGAATAAACGCATCTGCAACAAGTCTATGTATATAATGGTTTCTTCGTTTTCCATCCTTTTTTAAGCCGACTATTTTATATCCATTACCATTATCTGTAGCACTCATTATCTTGCCTTTGATAAGTCTTTTGCCTTTTCGAGAATGATTAACATATTTATCCAAACTTCTTACATTTCCATAGTTGCTGATTTGATACAAGCCCTCATAACCTTTTATGTCTTTCCATTCTTCTATTTGCTTTCCCATAGGTTGTTCATCCTTTCAATTTCTTCTGGCGGCAGTACCTCCACGCCCTGTGCCGCGCATTCGTCAATAATGTTATCAAGGAAGATGCTCATTTCTTTGGTATCGTATGTGCTAGAGCCTCTAATCTTAACATAGGTGCTCCAGCCATCTTCTGATAAGATATACAGCCAATGCCCATCATAATCATCAATGCTATTATCTTCTGGTATTGCTATTATTTTATCCTTATCAATAAACCCTGTACGCCTTAACATTTCTTCATAGATTTCTTCTTTGGTGCTTTGCAATTTATTAGCAAGTTTCGTACATAACACCCAGCAGTAAGCATTTGAATCAAGGCTGCGCTTTTGCCTGTATTCCTTAATTATAACATCAAGGTCTTTTTCTGCATTAACATCTTCAAGGGCAGTTACATCTAATGTTGTAAAGGTCACTAAATATTCATTTGTTTTAATATCCTTTACAACATTATTTAATCTGCATTTCATTTTTTGCCTCCGTCTGATAACATAATGATTAACTCGTTGGCTATTTCAAGCGTAATATCATCATTAGTCAAATTATGCTCTTTCATATACTCAACATACTTTTGAGTATTTTCATCATTTCCTTTAGTCAAGGCTGTTAGTTGGCATCGCTTTTTCTTTAGCAATTCTGCGTTCTTATCCTTTTCAGCTTGTCTTTCGGCACGTTCTTCAACCTTTTTCTCAACCTTTTTCTTAATGTCTGCGCTTGGTGTCTTGCGCTCATTCTTAAACACTTTTGTTACATCAGTATCTTTGTTGTAGATATTCAGGCTCTTTATCTTCCTACCATCATACTCTATATTAGTACAATAGAATTTATCATAGCATCTACCTTCTTTAACATTACATTCAGCACTATTAAAAAAGATAAAAGGTGATGTATATAACTCTCTGCCTATTCCCCAATTAAAACAGGCTCTTTTGAAGCTGTCAGAGGCTAACCCTTTTTCACTCTCTGTGTTGGATTCTGTGCCAACATCTTCCTTTTCAATCCATTGTTGCTTGTCATTATCCCATATTGCTACAATGCAATTATGATTATCTCGCGTATGCCTGCGTTGCCAATTATAAGCACCTACTGTCTCATCTAATATAGTTTGGTCAACCCTCGCATCCTTATACACTAGCAACATAACGCCTTTGTCTGTTACTCTTGCCAGCCTTACCTCAACTTCTTCTGGTTTCAACAATCTAAACTCTAGCATATTAACCTCCTACTTAATTCTTAAGGACCTTCCACGCTCTCCATAATGTGCAAAGTCTAATTCCTCGCCATCGTCTAATGCCTTACGGATAGCCTCATTGTCTATCTTGTATTCTATCTTCTTATAGGTAACAGGTACATTTTCTTCATCAAGTTCTAATGGTAGTTTGCCGCCATTTTTAGCAATTTTAGCCTTCAGCACTTGACCGCCTGCTTCTGTCTTGCCTGTTGCCTCCATAGCATCAAACATTCTCTGTTTCATCCAACTAATCTTGTTTTCAACAGTCTTGGCTCTGGCTTGTAATCTTTTAGCTTCTTCATTAATAGCCTTTGCATCGGCTTCAAAGTTCTTGATAACTTTGCAATAATTCTCTATCTTATCATTAAACTCCCCTTCTATTCCTTCAAGGGTATCTAGTAGAGTTTCTTCGTCTAACTCTTCATCATCAAACCACTCTACAAGGTTTGCATATTCAGCTGTTAATTCATAAATGTTCATATCAATTCTCCTTTCATTTATAACAATAATAAGTGTTGTCAATTTTTTCATATACCCCAGAGCCTTGCACAAACTCTGCTTGGTACAATACATCTTCTGGTAGTACGCTTCCACTATTTAGCAACTCTGCTGCCACTTCATACGCTATATCAGATGGCGTTTCCTTATATAGCCCTCCGTTCCAAGTTACTTCGTACTGCCCACGCTGATAAACAACATCATACAGATTATTTGGATATTCGTGATGATTTATCCTGTTGATAACAACGCTCCCAGCGTACCACATACTATCTTCACTTTCATCACCTACCTCTGCATATATCAGATGCGCCAATAACTCCAACGCTTCATAATATTCATCAGGCATAGGCTCAATTACATCTGGTATAGGCTCTTGTACTGTATCAACTTGGTGTTCGGCTTCTGTCAATTCCACTTCTTCTATAAGTTGCTGTATTGCTTGCTTTTCTTCTAGTTCTCTTTGCCTTTTATTGTGTAATAGCAGACAAGTTATTATTAACAGAATTAATAGTGCGCTTAAGACTATACAATTCAACATACGATAATATATCCTGTTGTCGCTTTGCATTTTCTTCATACGCTTTTTGCTCTGCTTCCCGTACTTCTTTACAGGCTTCTTGCAATCTTGCATCAAAATCATACTCCTTTCCGCTCTGCTTTTGCATCAGCTTTGTTATTCTTTCCCTTGCTTCATCAAGTGTATTTGCGCTTGGCTCAACCTCGTTTACTTTTTGCATCTGCCTTTTTCTCCTTCATCCAATCTTTTCTTGTTGTGTGCATACAATCGCCCCTATACCCTGTTATAAAAAAAACAATGTTCTTTTTTACAAGTATATGCTTTTGTATAATCGCACACACCGCCATCATAACTATTATTCATTTTTAACGCTCCCTTCAATTACATTTTTAATCTTAAGGTATGTTGTTGTTCGCAAGTTAGCAACGCCTTTTTCTGCCTTAACAATTATGTCTCTTGACAGTTTACACTTATCTGCAAGTTCCTGTTGGCTGATGTTTTGAATAGCTCTATACATCAGCATATCTTCTGCCAATTTGCTTTTATCCATCTGCATTTTCTCACCTCCTTTCATAATATACTTTTTATTCAACTGCGTAATCCCTTAAAATAAACTCATACGCATCTTCCAAAGAGCCAAGATTGTAGTCATCTCGCTCTTTACCATATTCGCTAACAGAGACACAATAGTCTCCGCTAGCTGCCTGATACAATTCATATTCTATCCCTTCAATCTCATATGTGTTTCTTGTTTCCATATTGTTTCCTCGCTTTCTACCATGTTTCCTCTTCGCCGAGAATCTTCGCTGTAATGTCCTCTTTTTTGTTGTTGAGGACTCTTACACTATCTGTAATAATTGTGGCGTTCGAGAACGCTTTACTAAGAACAAATTCTAATTCCCTTTTGTTCTTTGCGTCTTCTTCCCAACTCTCTCCGTTTAAGAATGTTCCTTTTACTTTGTACTTCATAATGATTCCCTCCTGTTTTGGAAGGGCTTTGTTGCCCTTCCTATGCGTTCATTATTTCCTCTATTGTCAATCTGCTTAAGTTGTAACCAAGCATCTCAACTTCTGCCTCGCTGATAGCCTTGATTATGAATGCGTTTCTTATTGCCTTTGCTATCTCCCACATATTGTTATCTTGTGGATTGTATTCATTGACTAATCTGTAAACTGTAAATCTTGCGTTTGCTTGTAATGTCATATCTTTGTCCTCCTTTGTGTTCCTTTCTTAACTGTCTTTATTGTACTACTATTTTATACTAATGTCAACACTTATTTTCAAAAAAATACATAAATTTACAAAAAAAAGAAGGCAACCTATGTTACCTTCCTCACTATGCTATCATATAATCTAGGATTGACAATCTGCAGCGTTTCCATAACCTCATCAAATAAGGCTAATATATCGTTAATATCCATATCTGCCACATATTGAAAGAACTCGCTATTACTTTTATACTCAACCGAAGGTGGTGCTGCATATGAGTAACCATCTTCAATACTATTTGTATCTTTTTCTCTTTCCTGTATGTGGTCTAGGATTGTATAAAACGCTGCTAAATTGCGACAAGTCCTAGCGTCAGGATTGCGCTCACCTTGACATTCGGCAATCGCTTCTAATAAATCTTGCTCTTTAATCAAGGCTAACACCTCCCTTTACATTGATTCAATTTTGCGAATGAATTTTTGAAACTCCATGCGAGTTTTCTCATCGGGTGCATCTTCCATAAGTTCGTGAAGTTCTGCAACCATTCCTTCGTCCATTGAGTAGCCTCTTGACGAATAACGACCTCTGCTATCTCTTCTAGCATTCGAGCCTCTGCCCCTTGCATAAGAGCTTCCACGATAAGAGCCGCCTCTGTTATAAGAATTACGATAACTGCGACCATCTTCATAAGACATATCATTATTACTATATCCATCATCTTCTGCTTCCATCATAGCCATTGTGGTCTTGATTGACTTAATACTGTGAGTAAGTTTATTAACATATTCAAGGTCACCTGCGCTTATTTGACCGCCAGACTTCTCTAACTTATCGTTAGTCTTAGATAATTCATCAGCAAGCACTTCGCACATTTCCTCTAAATCTTCGTATAATTCGTGCATCTGTCCGTCCTCCTTCCTTTATGCTGTTCTTGTAACCGTTATAGACGCTTGCCGTCTTACAAGAATAGATGGTGTCGGTGTTGTGGCTGCATCGTCCTCTGTTCCATCAACATATACCGCTGATACTGATACACAACAACCGCTAGGTACTGTTACAGGAATAGAGGTGTTGATGTGCCAATATTCTCCTACTGCTGTAGGTGTGACGATTGCAACACTTTCAGGGCTTACTACTCCGTTAATGGATATTCCGACCGCAATCGGAGTAACTGCTCCACCTTCGGGAATAGCAATATTCCCTTGTACATTTACATCATATCTTGCAAAACAATTAGGAGTGCGTCCACGCAAAGTAAGAACCCCACTTGTCAGAGGTACAACATCCCTCTTGTTACACGGGATAGATACAATGTCAAACGGAATTGTGCCATTTAATGCCACATTCTGGTCTGTCGATGTAATATACCTTGCCATATTAACACCCCCTTAGTTTAAGAATCCGTTGTTACCGCATCCGCAACCATTGTTGTTGCAAGTGAAGATAGGTTGTTCACCATATACCGGAACTGTTCCAACAGGGCACTCGCTTAATCTGTTATATACACCGTTGATAATTCTTGAATCCTGTGCAACCTGTGAAGCCTGACCTCTAGCATATAGATTCTCTTGACGGAGCTGTGCTATCTCATCATTCTTAGCATCAATCTTGTCTTGGTATCTCTGGTCGCTCATTGCTCTGAATCCATCGTTGATAGCGTTAAGAATTACCTGTGTATTCTGCGTATCACTTGTTCTTGTAGCGCAAGCCTCTCTTGCTATATCAGCACCGAGGTTAGCAACTCCGAGCCTATTGTCAGCACTTGCCTGTGCTAACTGACCTTGAACACCGTTAAATCCTTGCATCATTGCTGTCTGCATAGCGAAATCCTGTTGCATATTAGCAACTTGGCGTGTGTTAGCGTTCTGCTCAACACCTGCAAAGCCATTAGCAACAGCCATCTGCATATCTCCGCAACAACCGCAAAGCTGTGTAGATAGATTGTTAATACCGTCACGAATTGAAGTAATACCATCATTGAGCATAGCATCCCTAAAGCCATTATTTGTGTTAGCGTTGATGTTGTTCTGTCCGTTGAGTAACCACGGGAAGTCGTAGCCAAGAGCCATATTGCCAAAGCCTCCGCCGAAGCCTCCCCACATTCCGCCATTAGCTAATAAAATGATTAAGACAAGCCATCCTAAATCACCATTGCCGAAGCCGTTGTTGCCATTACCACCCATAGGGGTTACAGGTAAAACCATTCCATTTTCATCTGTTAAAGCCATAATTTTGTTCCTCCTTAACTTTTTAGAGTGCGTGACTACCTTTCTAGAATTGATAGCCAGTTATATATAAAAGCTGTGCGCACTAGCCTTTATATCCTAGTTTCTTTGCCATATTTACCGCATTGTTATACTGCTCTTGACTAATTTTTCCACTATTCATCAAGTGTTGGATAATAGCGTTTGGGTCATTTGCTATATCTTGTGGCACATTTAATCCCATACTTGTGAAAAATTGCATAGGGTTCTGTCTAATTTTATTAATCATTTGCATTGGATTGTTCATTGTTCAACCCTCCCTTTTTGTGCTTGTTGTTTCTGCGTTCTAATTTGCCCTCTAATCGACTTAATCTATCCTCAATAGATAAAATATCGTCTTTAGTAGCAAAATCGCTTCTAGGGGCAAAATCAGGCGTTGTAGGAGTATTCTGTTCGTCCCTTATTGTGTAGTCTATAATCTGCATACTAGGCTTTCCATATATATCAGCCGATTTGATATAGATTGTCTGCGCTTCCGAATCCCACAAGTCCACTACTGTGTTAGGTGCTACATTGTACGACTTCGCACTCTCAGCCCCCTGAACCCATATCCTGTTAGATTTCGGTTGTACCTGTGGAATCGGCTGTTGCATTTGCTGTTGTTGCATCATCTGTTGTTGATTTTGGAAATAATTAGGATAATAATTTTGCATTTTAGTCCTCCTTATAGAAATAGTATTGCGGAATCTCATTAGAAGAATCCCACATATCATAGAGCCTTCCGTCAACTATTGTTGCGGTGTGGCTACCAAAACCGAGTACATAAGTTCCTTTTGGATTCTCTCGACAAAAATCATCTGCCGTAAAACAATTAGGGCATCTATCGGGTATGGATTTTCGCTTAAATCCGTTTTCCATCAAGACAGCCGACCAAGTGGAGTTGGCAGACGGCATATCTTTTAATTGATACCCTTTAACCGCCATTAGGATATAAGCATCATCCCACGATATATCAAGAGCCTTTGCGACCGCTCTTACTGTGCAATCTCCAACACGCTTTTGATTGTCGGGATTTGGATTAAATTCAACCCACATTGTCTTTCTCCATACTTTCAACGAAAAATTGAAGGTTGATATAACTTAAATTAACAATAAAATCCCTCACAAGTTGTTCAGCTGCCTTTTTAGTAAATCCACAATTAACTAATCTATCTACCATAAGAGCTTCCTCCTATGCTTGATATGTTAAGACAAAATTTAATTATTAGGAATGTCGAAAAAGTGACATTTACACAAAAAAATAGAGGCATACTAAATGTATGCCCCTACGCTTTAGGAGGTATATATGAAGAATAATCATATATGCTTAATTAATTTTTCTTTGCCTGCGTACACAATACGCTTTATATGGCGTTCAGATAAATCAAATTCATACGCTAAATCATCATAGATAACACCATCAAGTAATCTGCGCTTTAGTATCGCTCTATCCCTTTCAGACTTGATATACTCGTCTATCAGATGTTCTATTTGTGTACGTGACAAATCATCTAATATCATTTTTTCTTTACCTTAACTCTACCATCGCCGCCACAGTTGCTACAAGTTTTATAACCAGAATTACCGCCTGTTTTCTTTTTGCGTGTCTTAATTGTCTGTTTTGCCATTGTTTATATCTCCATCATTTCCTATATAATTATTATAGCCATCTGCGTTATCTTGTGTTACGACAACATCTTCAAACTGATTCTCATAGACAATCCAACAGATATTACTACCAACTAGCAACACTATCAACAATATAGTTGTTATCCACAACCGCTTGATAGTCCGCTCCATACTTGCCGCATACATTTCTTGGATAAATTTCTCGTTATCGTTCATATACTCACCTATTCACTAAAAAATCATTAAGGTTTTTGTAAGCCTGTTTTATTTCGTCAGGGTTTTCGCTTATCATATTAGCAAGTAATGCCCTTGTACTTTCGAGCAACATTTTCGTAGCGCTCTCTAAATCTTTTATTTTTTCGTCCTCGTCAAAAATACGCTCGTCAAGTTTACTCACTTCTTGTTCCAAGTTCGATACCCTTTGTTCTAATTCCTTGTGTGGCTCTTGCGCTCTACTTTTTAACACCCACATCATATTTGCAATATTTAATAGTGTTAAAATCAAGCCGAAGCCTATTACTGCATAATCTAGTGTTGCCATTATACTACTGTTACCCCTCTAACATACAGATAAAAGCACAATAAGTTGTGTGTTTTTATTCCATAAATTCCGTCTGTGACTAAACCAAAAGCACCTTGAAAAAACATAACCGCCTCTTTAGTATTGTTTCCAAAATCTCCATCAACGCTCAACCCTGCGTTTCCATACTCGTTGAAAAAGCCTTGTAGTTTTCTGACTTCTCTACCTTGACTTCCGTACTGCAGAGTAGGCTCAGGTTCATCAAAGACATTTCCGACTTGTCTATCATTACCTTCTGTTACAACTACTGTGTGGCTAGTCAAGTTACCATCAACAAGAATATCGCCTGTGCATAATGCGTTCAAATCGTAAACATCAAAGGTTTCAAATTCGCCTGTTTCCATTAAGCGTTCAATAAGGTTGCCAGTCCATATTCCATCGACATTGACATTAACACCAGCCTTGATAACACAAAATGGTACTAATGTTGAGCAATCTGCATTGGTCAAAACATCTGCTCTTAAATCTGTCCAAAAGATTAAATATCTACCGCCATCTTGTACTTGGCTATATCCAACTACATTAGACCTACAAGCACACGCCATCGTAAATGCTATGCCATTAGCAACATTAGGATTTTTTGCTCTGATGCCACGCCATCCGTTTCTGTGCCAATATGCTTCTTGCTCACACACCTCATAGCCTGTCGAGTCACCTCGCTGTCCGTTTGCAGTACCGTTTTCTGAAATTCTTGCCGAGCCGAATTTAATCATTGTTTTCTTCCTCCTTAACTTTCCATTCAACAGCTGTACTTTCATCTCGTGGTTCTGTGTAGCTTTTTGCTAATGCAGAATCGCCTATACCTTTTGTTGTGTGGTCTACAACTATTCCTAGTATAGCAAGTACAACAAATACTGCATCAACTACTGCGAGTAGTTTTCCACTTAATTCAGACAAATCTAAATCAAATCCAAATACTGCTGCAACTGTCTGAATTAAAATCAAAACAGCTGGAATAATTGCTAACCAAAAGGTTTTTGACTTTAATCGTACTTCCCAATTTATACCCATTGTTTGTACCTCCATTATATCACAAAATTATATTTCCTCGCCATACAATTCAAGATAGGCTTGCTTAACTGCGTCAACCCCCTCTTGTCCGTACTTCTCTTCTACTTCTTCAATAGTGCGAGTGCCTGCGTATATGCGTCTCGCCCATATCTTCGCCATTGATTTACTCATAAATGTCTCCTTTCTACATTACTATTCCATATATTTCGATTATGTTGCTAGTATCGCTCGAACCTTCTCTAGCAAACCTCCAACTTGCACTTGAAGTACCACTGGTACCGTATATCAGATTTTTACCGTTATAAGGTATAGTTATACTTGTGGCATTACCTATAATTAAATCTGTTGTCTGAATTATTCCTTGATAACATTTATAGACAGTGCCAATACAATTTTTATGGTGCAAGTAGATATAATCATAATTAAATGCCCCTATACTCTCGAAATAGTTTGTTGGCTTTGCTTCGTTAAGATTACTAAATGTAAATGTGTCGAGGAGTTTCAACCCCCCCCACTTCTATTTACTACACTACTCATATCTACTCTCCTATAATAGCCTCTTGTAACTCGGCTATCTCGTCCTTCATAATCTCACTCTCTGTCTTGTGTCTTAATGTGATAGTACAAAACTTGTAGTCCTCTGTTGAGCCTACTGTTGCACCATCATTAAGAACTAAGTTACCACTAAACGCAACCTCTGTGTCATCATCATTGAACACTCTAATTGATGATGTGTTGTCTGCGTTGACTACATCAAGAATACTAATTGCATCTTGATATGTCTCTCCTGTGTGGATAATATTATCCGTTGTTGTTCCTTCTGCACAATTCTGAATTATTGTGCCGTCTGTTAATTTGATATACATTTTGTTTTCTCCTTTCTTATCTTGTGTAAACATAAAGTGTTCCTGTGTATGTGAGACTTGCATAAGGATAATAATTCATAGATATATAATCTCCTTTTTCAAGGTCAAACGAGATAACATCACCTATACTTGTCACATTTCTTCCGAAAAGTCCACTATTATTACTCATTGTAGCCATATAACTATTATTTAGTCCAAAATCGGAATCACTTGATGATGCCGTTGCATTTATTTTTATGCTTAAGGACTGAGCCACTCTCACTAATACCACTCTGCAAGGCTCTGTTGCCGTGTAAACTTTCTTTGTTGCGTCTTTCGCTACACTTATATTAACTGTTGTTATCAACTCCCCCCCCTAGTAAAATGGGGAATTACTGTACTTGACATATTGTTCTCCTTTCTAATTGTTTAATTCATATACATAGAATTTTGTTTTGTAGGTTGCATCGGTAAATTTTCTATATATGTATTCACTTATATAGTCACCTTTTTTCAAATCAAGAGTACACACAAAATATCCTTTATAATCATTCTTGTCTCGTAACTGATAGTTATAATTATTGATTACATTGATATTGGCAAGTGCGGTATATGAACAGGAATTTTGATAATCTTCTGTGTAAAAATCATACGAAGATGCAGAAGCAGTGCCATTCACTTTGAATCGTTTTTCACAGACATTAACACGACTATATCCTTGAATAACAATCCTGCACTTCCTTGTCGCAGTATATAATGTACCCACTTCGCCATTGGTCATTCTAGGACTTGTGCCACTTGTAATTAGACTGCCCCATTCATCAACATTGCATTGATTCGCTATACTACTCATTAACTCGCCCCCTTCTTCGTTGCTACTACCATTACTGTTATATCAATAGTTGGTGTTGTGCCTAGTGCCGTAATTGTGTTAGCCGTGGCACTTCCTATCGGTCTTGCAAGAGACCACGCTTTTAATTGGGCTGATGTGGTGAGGGTGCAAGGGGTTACTTGAATGTCGTACTCGTTATTAGGGTAGACACTTGATAAGTCATATACCCCGCTGCTCCAACTTGCAGCCGATAAGGTTCGTGTTTGAACAAATGTTCCAATCGTATCATTTATTTCATCAATCTCGTTCTGTAATTCTAAAGCTACATCAGCATCAAAGTGACTTGTAAATTCATCAAACCACGCTGTATATTGCGCCATCATTGAATCAAAGTCTATTTCTGAAACTGTACTTGCTACCCATCCACACAAAGCACTATTAGACCTAGTATCTGTTATATCTAACTGACTAATAGACGATACAGCCGAGCCTACAAGTATTTGTGCTAATACTAACTGATATATTCCACTTTCCCTAACAGGTGCAACAGGTGTAGGAGTTGCTGACGGAGTGCCTTGCACTACTTTTAATGTTATATTTCTATTTCCATCGTCACGCTCAACAACTACTGTATCAATTCTATCATTGTCTGGGTCTGCTGCTGCAAGTGTAAATGTTGTAGGCGCACCAAAAAACTTTACCTTGCCTTGCAAATTAGCATAACCACTTCCAACACTTATTCCCATTCCTGTCGTGGCTGTTACCGCTAAATCGCCATTGAACACGCCACTAAAAAAGAATTTCTTTAGCCATATTTCTAATGAATCGGCGTTATATTCCCTATCTCCGTTTTGGCTGTTCCAAAACAATCCATAATCATCGCCTGTATTTGCCATTACTTATCCTCCCAATCTACTACTTCTGGTAAGGCATCGCCTAAAGTTGGTACTACTGTCATTATCTCGTGTTCGTACACTTCCGATATTTCTGTAATTCGTGCTATATTTTCATATTCCCAATTATATTTTCTAACTGTGACTATATCGCCTAAATCATAATCACGCTTATAAACAAAATTACCTAAAGGAATTATACCACATTCGATAGCGTTTGAAAACAAACACTCTTCCAACTTTTGTTCGCCTCTAGTTTCTAACTCTACAAGGTATTCTTGCCTTGCCCTTGCAATTTCACTTTCCCAAAATGCGTGTGCTGTTTCGTATTCGCTTATTATTCTATTTTTTTCTGCCAACCACGAATTATACGCTGTATTATAAGCCGACCTGTCAAAATATTCATAAGTAAAAGTATTACCATCTTTATCCGTTGCAGTACGCTCTTCCATATAATCAGATGTTCTAGGTTGTTCTGGAATTTCGCCCATAACAGGCTCTTCGCCCACATCCTCTTCTTGTATGTCTTTGGCATCAACAAATAATTCACGCCTTGCAAGTCCTTCAAGTGTATCATCGCCTACTGTAACATACACTCTTTCATCCCCTCGACCTTGACCGCCTACATATCCAACATTTTTGTATAGTTGATTATTAAGTCTTGCATCTGCTTCCTCTAAATTATCAAACTTATCAGAAAATTCTACAAACGCTCTATCCGTCTGATTTCGTGATTTATCCAAACCTTGATAAACCTCAAAATAGATTTTCTTTTCTTCAAAGTCCGGTCTAAATCTAAAGCCTAACCCAGCCGCTTTTGCCAACTTGGTTTCATATGCAAGTAAATCTTTATAAGTTGCTTGGAATGTTACTGTATCTGTAAAGCCTTGTAATTCTCCTAACTCGACTAAAGGAATACTTTCTGCATTATCTAGTATTGTTCGCATAGCAACTTCCACAAGTCCATTAAAGGTGTATCTAGGGCGTATCAATCGTCTATCCATATAAGACGATAAAAACCTACCACTTGCAGTTATACTATGTTCATCAAAGCTTTCGTGTATCTGCAAATCTTCAATAACACCTGCTTCTATGCTATCACGCTTTGCAACTATATTTCCTATTTTGTAAAGCCTAATATTATCATCAGTAATAGGAAGCACCACAGAAAAGTTACCGCTCTCGTAATACTTCCTAGTCCATATCACACTCGTTTGATTTTCGGTTATACCTTGTAATTCAAGGTTGCTATTGTAAATTCTTAACTGCATAATTAAGCTCCGTCATATTGGAATCTATATCTTACATTTACTTTCATTGAGCCAACTCCTGCATCAGCATTATATACTATGTGATTATCGCCTGTTAGCAGATTGAAAAAATCACTATCTTCTGTTAGATATTCGTTGATTTCTGTTTCAACTCCATTGCTAATTAGTCTTATGTGTTTATCGTCTCTGCCTGTGCTTATTACAAGTGTTTGCCCTGCTGCCAAAGTAAACGGATTGCCACTACTTCCAACTTGTATATGTTCTTGGCTCTCAACTCTTGCTAAAGACGGGTTCTTAATACTTGTGGATGTTTCGACATAAGCAGTAAACCCTATGCTCTTTGATGCAGTATCATTGATTATATTTACAATTCGTGATGTAAGCAATATTCCAAATTCTTCGCCTTCTTCAAGAAAATTATGTGGAAATTCAAAATTGTTTTTTACACTTGTCATAAATACATTTGTATCGTATGTATCCTCGAAATAAGGGTTAGGGCATATCAGACTTATTGTAAAAAGCCTATGCCCTCCACTTTCTCGCCTTACACTTTCAACTTCATAATCAATCTGTCTATCATCCACATCATCTTCACTATATATCAGCGTACCTGTCTCGCCTTGTCTAAATACTGTATAAAGCAAATCTCTGTTGTTTTGATTATAAACATTATTAGGTTGGTCTAGTGCAGTAATCACGATGTTACGCACCTTTTTCCTACTGCCTTGATATGTACCACCATCTGATAAAGTGTTATCAGAAATAGCAACATCAAATTCAGATGAATATACTCCATCAAGGCTTGCAAGAAATAAAGGCGAAAAACTATTCTCTGTTATCTCTACAAATTGACCTGTTGCGTGATTTATACATTTTACACTTCGCATATTATACTCCACTCATTGATAATATCATATTTTTAGTTGCATTTCGTGTCTGTCTTGCTACTTCATAAGGTGTCAAGGCTTTAGGACTATATACATTGATTGTTTGATTATATCCACTAGCACCTCTACCACTTGCACCGCTGAACACTCCATCAACATTCATTGTCATTGGCTCTGCCATCATATCAGCAACGCTATTGATAGTGCTTTTTAGCTTGCCCTTATTCTTATTAATTCCACCGATAAAGTTATCCATCATATGAGCTGTCCACTCGTCATCATCTTTCAGGGGACCTTCTTTAGGTGTGGTATGTCCTAGTACATCTTTGATAAATTGAGCGATACCTGTAATAGTGCCTTTTAATCTATCCCACTTTTCTTTGATACCATCGATAAAGTTCTGTATCATATCACTACCCCAAGTGAACAAATCATCAATTTTGAATTTATCTTTGATTTCGTCCCACTTGCGACCAAAGAAACCGCCTATATCGCCCCACGGGCTTTCTGTGCTATCTTCTGCATTCTCTGACTGCTCACCGAACCAACTCGATATAACACCCCATACAAACTTGATTTTATTCAAAGTATCTTCAAAGAATTGTACTACAGGTGCAAATGCATAATTGATTCTAAATTTTGCATCGTTAATTATGTCTTCAAACCATCCCGCAACAACACCCCACGTAAATTTAATGCTGTTCCAAGTATCTTCAAAGAATTGCACAACAGGTGCAAATGTATAATTTACTGCAAATTTTGCTTCATTGAATTTATCTCTAAACCAATCTGCCGCACCGCTAAACGCGTTACTAATATCATTCCACCTATCACTAAACCAATTACCAATGTCTTGCCAAGTAGTTGTTACATTTGTATTTGCATCTGTGCTATCTTGTGTCACACTATCTGTTGTTTGACTAAATAGCGTGGCAACATCGCTACAAAAATTATCCCACTTTTGACCAAATGTTTCTTGCTCTTGCGTACCCATCAATGTTGCATAGCGCATATCTTCTGGCAGATTTTGTACGAATGTGGCCTTACTAGCAGAATCCATTTCTGTCATATTTTCAGAAAATAGTTGTTGTAACTCGTCTGCACCAATTTTGCCTTCATCGTATGCCTTGCGCATCTTTGCGCCTAGTTCATCCCAATTACCGCCATTTTCTTTGATAGATGATGCTTGTTGTTGGAAACTTGCAACTAATTCCTCGCCTTGCGCCTTGTTAAGCTCTTCTGTGGTTTCTTTTAACGCCTGTTGCTTTTTAGTCATATCAACATACGCTTCAAGCACTCTCTGTTGCTCTGCATTCATATCTTGATATGCAAGTGTTCCATTTGTAAATTGATTATATAAATCTTCGCCACTTAAGCCTGTTTCTTCTTGCGCTTTTGCCAATTCATTTTGTGCATTTGTTAGTGCTTTTGTTGCGCTAAAATAACTACTTTGTGCATCAGCAAGATTTTCAAGCGTTTCCTCGTGGTTTTTTGTAGCTTCATCAAGGCTTTTTACCGCCTCTTCTTCTGTCGCAATATGATAAATTGCAATTCCTAATACTGCAACTGCTGCCACAATAGCACCAACGATTAAGCCAATAGGGTTTGCAAGTAATGCCGCATTTAATGCTTCAACACCTGCTGTGGCAACACCTAGCGCACCGCCCATTGATATAAAACTTGTAACAAGAAACGCCACGCCACTTGCTATTGCTGGTAAAATAGATTGTATTGCTAATGATGCCTTAAAGGCCACGAATGCTGCAGTAATTCCTACAACTGCAGCTATAACTGCGTCTTTGTGGTCTATAATAAAGTTAAACACACCAGCCACTACATCAAGTATGCCACCTAACAAGCCGCCTATAACACCAGCCTCATTCTTAAGCGCACTACTTATAGCCTCAAATAACTGTGGCAAGGTCTTAACTATACCTACTGCAAGTTCAACTATAATCTTAACACCTGCTTCAATAATCTGTGGCAAATTAGCTGCTATGGCACTTGCAACTGCGCCTATTATCTTACCGCCTATTTCAATCATTTCTGGCACTACTTCATTCATTGTGCCAATAAATTCATCAACGCCCTCGTTGACTGCTTCAAGGCCTTTATCAAAGTTACCAGCCATTATTTCTGTTAGGCCATCCATAACCTTTGTCATTGAAGGCATAAAACTACCAAGCAGATTTCTTTTTAGTCCGTCAAAACTTGTCTGCAAATCTTGTAAGCTATCCTTAAAGGCTGCACTTGCCTTAACTGCATCAGCAGACATTACTCCACCGAGTTCATTTACTCGATTTTTCATTTTTTGCGTATCTTCTGCAGATGTATTAAGTAAAGCACCAAGCTCTGTTGCGCCCCTTCCAAGTAACTTACTAGCAATAGCAGTACGCTCTGTGCCTTCTTCCATATTCTGCAAGCCTTCGATAACTCGACCGAATAAATCTTCCTGTGATAATGTCTTAACTTCTTCCTGTGAAATACCTAATTTTTGAAACTCTTCTGCGCCCTGTTGTGCTTGATTAGCCATCGTTTTCATTGATGGCTTTAATGCATCAATGGATGTGCCACAATGCTTCATTACCGCATCCCACTCTTGATAAGCCTTTGATGTAATGCCCATCTTCTGTGACATTTTATCTACATTGTCACCATAGCCAGCAACATCATTTACGCCCTTAACAAGTGCGGCACTAACTGCAGTTGCCGCCGCTACTGCTGCACCAAGTCCAGCTGCTGCCACTTGCCCTGCATTGCTTAAAGTGCTACCGAATTGATTTCCTTTATTTTCAGCATCGCTTAAGCCTTTTTCGTATTCATCTTTGTTTAATGTTAATGTTGCCATTAACTCAAAAGCATTCATACTCATTTTAGTTTCCTCAATTTATCCTTAAGACCATCTATTATTTCGTCTGATGTCCTTGTTTCTTCTTTTGGTGGATGCAGCACCTCATAAAATCTTGTTTGCAATCTGCTACCGCCTGTCATACCAACTACATTGTTATTGATATAAAAAAGTTCATCAGTAACAAAAAAGCGATACGCCATTTCTTGTTGGTACATTTTGTACCGAGAAACAACGTACCGCATAAATGGTCTTATTTCTTTTCGACCTCTGTATTCTCCGTAACAGAGCCAGAAGAGGTCTGTTCCACCGTCTGTCCCTGTGAGCGAAAAACCGCAATTAAATCTTGGTCATTTATCAATTCTAACAATTTCATTGGAAGAGTTGTTACTGTAACCTTATCTGCATAGGTTTTAGGGTTTTCTCCGTCTAATATTGCTAGTATTGTAATAACATCCTTTTTATTGTGCTTTAAGATGTGCTGTACTAATTTAATTCTAGGCTGATTACTATTATAGATTTTCTCAACCTTGCCATCTGCCATTATGTTAGCAACAGGCTCAATTATATCAGCTAGTACATCTAAAGCCTTTTCGCCCTTGATTTCTGATAGTTTCATATTTTGCTCCTTTCAATAATTTATGATGCTGATGTTACTGTTACCGCACAAGTATCTGTATAATCAACATTGTCAACAGTAATCTTTGCAGTAATTGTTGCAGTACCAACTGCCACACCTGTTACAACTCCATCTTCAACAGAAGCCTTTGTATCATCACTTGAAGTCCATACAACTGTTGCATCCTGTGG